CTCCCAATGGAACCCCCATAATCATATAGTCTCCGCTATCATTAGTTTTTGTTGTAAACTTGTAATACTTGTCGTAAATTTCTACGGCAGTACTTCCTGTTAGAACATCAGATTTTGTTGGTAATGTTCCAGTTGCGGCATGTTTTGAATAAGAAGGAGTATATGGTAATAGATTATATCGATATCCGTCATTATTTTTATCACTTGGTGATTTGTATGGATAGATACTTGTTATTATTGGATTAGATTCATCTACTTGTTCTATAGGTATGAATATAGAAACTCTAGCATTCGGTAAACCAAACCCATTGTTCGCGGTGACTCTTCCAACTAAAACACCATAATCAGCACAACTTCTTGTGTAGATATCAGTTTGTTGTATTTTAAGAGATAAAATTTCTAAGAACTCAAACTCTTGGTCTAACTGTACATTAATTGATTTGTTAATACCAAGTTCGGTCCTAATTCTATATGAATCACCCATGTAATATCTTTAGTTTATAAATAGTTTATGTGTAATTTTTAAAAATCAAATAGACACACATTATAAATTATAACCCAAAGATTAGGATAATAAACCTATTAAGAGAATGTTGTGGATTGGAAGTTTACTACCGAAACTTTAATATCCTTGCTTGGATACCTAATTTGGTAAACTTGGGAAGGTTGTGCAAAAATTGTATCCGCGACCGGTGCAATTTGTCTTGTTTCAGGGTCCGAGTACTGCATAGAAGTTTCAGCTGAAGAGTATTGACCTCCAACATTATTAAACACTTTTATTCCTGCAACTGTAAGTACTCCATTTTGATTTTGTACAATACTTTGAATCTCTGATAAATAAACATTTTGCCCTAGCTCCCTTACTTGTGGATTGAAATATGTAGAAATTCTATCTACAACATCAGCAATAACTTGTCCTGAGTTTTGTGCCGAAGTCAATACAATCGATACTTCTAAACTTAAGTCAATAACCTCCGCAGTAAAAATGGATATATAATCATTCATCATCCTATAATTCGACAGATAAGTTGCGACATTCTGCTTCAAAGTATTAGAAACAATGTTTGTTAATTTTCCTGAAGTATCATAAGATAACAATTGAATTAAAATTTTATTGTTATTTTCTGTAACCGAAACTTTCGCAGGTGCTCCGAACTCTGATGGCATGTTCCTGATGATAGATTCATAATCTTGAACGGTAACCGCTCTTTTTTGGGCTGAAAAATTAAACGAAACATAATTTCTAATTTCTTCCAAAGAAGGTAAACCTGCCCCACCAATCGCCGCGGTAACGTTGTTACATCTTAAAGAATTAACCACAGATGAATTTGTAAGTTCCGATGGTCCATTAACAAAGAATGAGACCGTTCCGATTTGTGTAATAACATTTGTCCCTAAGTTAGTACCTAATCCACCACCCACTCTATACTGAACAAATAGAGTTGAATTTGGAGTCAAAGCGGACCCCAAAGACAAATTGTTTGAATATCTTTGTAAATCTATTGTGGCCCCTAATGTTGTGAATTGATTCAAAGCATCTTGTGCAGTATTAGTACCACCACCAAATGTCATTTTTTTAAAACCTTCGGGAGTGTATTCAGAAATAAATCTATTTTGTGTTTGAATATATCTACCAACTTTAATACCAGGCTGGTCGGATACTTTTGTAGGGTCTTCAATGAAAACTCTATCTTCAGCAAGGGCATCTACCTCATACCATTTATTAGAAATTCCTAAAAATTCTGCAGTTGTAGGTATATTTGTATATGCAGTACCACTCTTAAGTAAAACACTTGTAATACCCAAAACATTTTTTTCAGGTAAGAATAATTCAAAAAATGGTTTTACATCATTTGGAGTAATGACTCTTTTGAAAACTTTAGTTATACCGTTGACAACTAATTCTCTTTTGGTAATAGTATAATTTACCAAAACATTATTTGCATTGAAGTTAGGTATTTTTAATCTGTTAGGAAACCCTTGAGCATTATATGGTGATGTAAAATCAACATCATATATGTTCTCGAATACAATACCAGCTCCTGATACTTGGGACCCTCTAGCCAAAGTTCCAAGGTATCTTTCATCTTCTTTATCTCCAAATGCTGGTACAGTGATTGAAAAATCAACTAAAGAAACTGAAGGTCTTTGTCCAGGGAGTTTCAATCCATAAGTTCTTGCAATGTTGTATATTGAAGATCTTTGTTGGGCATATTGAAGTACGGTTTCCTGAATACTTCTATCAATATGATAATGTAAGTTATCCGCCACCGCAGCATTCAAGTCCAAAAATACTGAGAATACAGATGCATCATTAAAATCCTGAATTAGTTCAGGATAATATGTTCTCACATAATTTAATAACTCAGTTCTTATTCCTTGATAATCTCTGGTTGTATATGAAATTTTACGATTTGCCATCTATATTAAATATTAATAATAACAAAATCACTTTGAGCAAAAGCCGATCTGTTGTTTGAGTAATCTATTCTAATTTTTGCAGTATATTCCGAAGTCCCTTTACCAGGTAATCTATAAATTGGAGACTCACTTGTCCCTACTGTATTTTCACCAAGCATGGTATCAACTTCTTCCATAGGGTCCGCAGGTGTAATTGTTATTTGATTCAATAACAGGTTCGGCATAAAATTTTGAACCGCATCCCTTATATCTGATTGTATTGCGTCAAAAGTTAAACCATCAAAAGGTTCAAATAAAAATTCGTATAATCTGGTTCCAAATTCAGGTAAATAATACCGACTTCCTTTTCTTGTTAAAAGTAAGTGAATCAAATCCGATTTAATTTGCTGCGATTCTAACTGAGTGAGTTCTAAATAATCACCTCTTCTTGAATCTCTGAAAGGAAAGTTTATACCATATGTAAATCCATTCGCCATAAAGATAAATATAAGACCCTTGTTTTTCCTTATAAATAGCCACAAATAAAAAATCCCGATATATATCGGGATTAATTATTTAATTAAGATGAACATCCAAAACAATCAATTTCAATTCCTTCAGGTTTTGGTGGTAAATTCATACTACTATAATCTATTTTAGGAACATCCACATTTGGTTTTGGTTTCTGTGTCTTTGATAAGTCCAATGCTAAGTGTTTAGCTCCAGTTGAAATCGCCTTAGTCCTTACGTAATAACACAATGTTTTCAAACCTTTTTCCCACGAGTGAAAGTGAGATGATGTAATTTTAGACAACGTAGGGTTCGACATGTATATGTTCATAGACTGAGACTGATCGATGAATGGTGCTCTATCAGCCGACATATTAATCAAGTCTCTCTGAGAAATCTCCCAAATTGTTTTGTACTTAGGAAGTAAATGTTCAATTCTCTTAACCTTTTTGTTATAGTTTTTGTCTTCAGGGTCAAGATATTGATTAAAATTAATGTTTTGAATAGAACCTTCATTTAAAATAATTTCATTCTTCAAATCTTCAGACCAAATACCAATTTTTTCAAAGTCATTAATTAAGTACTTGTTCACAATCATAATTTCCCCGCCAACAACTCTTCGGTTGAAGAGTGCTGAATGTGCTGGCTCAGTCATTTCAAATGAACCTGTAATTTTCGCCGAAGATGCTACCGGCATCTGAGCGGTAAACAAAGAATTACAAACACCAAACTCTTGAACATCTTTCTTTAATGTTTCCCAATCTAAGAATAACTCAGAGTCATCAATTTCCCACATATCAAATTGGAAAATACCTTTGGACATCGGAGAACCTTTGAAGAATTCGTAAGGGTGTCTAATTCCTTTCTTACACAAATCATTACTTTCAGTAATTGCTGCGAAGTAAATTGCCTCAAAAATATTTTTATTCAAAGTCTTAGCCTCATCAGAAGTGAAAACATAATCCAAAAGACAGAATACATCCGCTAAACCTTGTACTCCAATACCAATTGCTCTTTGTTCTAAACCTCCTTTAAGACCTTTTTCAGTTGAGTAATTATTTTTGTCGATAACATTGTTCAACGCTCGTACTGCCTTTCTAACTTCTTGAATTAATAACTTGTAATCAAACTTTCCTTCAACAATAAAGTTTTTAAGAACAATTGAAGATAGAGTACAAATCGCAGTTGTATTCTCATCAGTATACTGATAGATTTCATTACATAGGTTAGATTGTTTAATCACACCAATGTTTTGATGGTTGGTTTTCTTGTTCGCACTATCTTTAGCACATAAGTAAGGAACCCCAGTTTCAACTTGAGATTCAATTACTTTACTCCAAATCTCTTGGGCTTTCACTTTACGACCAATACCAGCATTAATCGCTAACTGATAGTTTCTTTCATATTCGTCACCAAAACATTCCTGTAAAGGTTTGATACCTGCTTTGATAATATCATTTGGACAGAACAAATACCAATCTTCATTGTTTTTTACCGCTCTCATGAAATTATCAGGAATCCAAAGTGCGGTAAATAAGTCTCTCGCTCTCAATTCTTCTGCACCTGTATTCTTTTTGATTTCCAACAAGTCGAAAATATCTTTATGCCATGGTTCTAAATAGATTGCAGCACTACCAGGTCTTCTTCCTTGTTGATTAAAGAATCTTAGTGATTCATTAACAATCTTCAAGTACTTCAATAAACCACCCGCAAATCCACCTGAAGATGTAATTCGACTTTCTTTACTTCTGATGTTAGACATCGATAATCCAATACCTGCAGCGTCTGATGAATATGTTGAAATATCATTCAAAGTTTTCAACAATCCATCTCTAGAATCGGAGTTATTGTAGTGTAATACACATGACGCCAACTGAGGAACTTTTGTTCCTGAGTTAATCATAATTGGAGTCGCCTTAGAAATTCTCTGACTTGATAATGAATGATAATACTCCACAGCCTCTTCGAATGAATTGGTTACCCACAATGCCACTCTCATGTACATGTGTTGAGGTCTTTCGATTGTTCTTCCTTCAGGTGTCTTCAATAGATACATTTCTTGTAATGATCTCCA